AAAATGAAAATGAAAATGAAAATGAAAATGAAAATGAAAATGAAAATGAAAATGAAAATGAAAATGAAAATGAAAATGAAAATGAAAATGAAAATGAAAATAATGTTACTGATTTAAATAATATAAATAATGAAGATTTAACAAAAACAATATATGAAAGTTTTATAAATAGTAATAAAAATATAATAAAATTTTTAGAAGAATACAAAAATTTACAATTACCTTTATTAAAAAATAAACAATTAAAATTAAAAAATAGAGTTAGAGAGTTGAAATCTGATTTATCTAAAAAAGAGAATAATGATGATGAAAATAATTATTATCTTGTAAACGGTAATATAATATTTAAATATTTTAATAAAAAAAATAGTTCAAAGAAGAAAAGTAAAAAAAGTAATGAAAAGAAAACAGAAAAAAAATATGATAAAAAAAAAGATAAAAAAATTAATATAGATAATGATATTAAGAATTTTTTTCAGAAGCCGTCTCAAAATAATACAATTAATATAGATGAAATAACAAAAAAAGAAACTGAAGAAATTCCAAAGAAAAATAATAAAGATTTAGATATTGAAATTTTAAAAAGAGAGGCATTAAATATTAATAATACTGAACATTATGATACTGAAGTTACAACATTAATTAACGATGAAGAAAAAAATATGAATGAATGGGTATCAAAAAAAATAGGTTTTAATAAAGCAGATATATATGAATTATTTATGGCAAATGTTGATGAAAATTATAATATTAAACCTCGGTTTGATAATAGTTATAATAAATGTCCTTCTTGTGAATCTATAAATCTCAAAATAAATTCATATGAATGTTTTATGACTTGTGAAGATTGTGGTCTAATGGAGCATGTTTTTATAGATACCGATAAAAGAAGTTATAAGGAACCACCTCCAGAAAATACATATTTTGCATATAAAAGAATTAATCATTTTCGCGAATGGTTAGCCCAATTTCAAGCAAAAGAATCCACAGATATACCCGAGCATGTATATAAAATAATTATTGGTGAAATTAAAAAGAATAGAATTAGTAATATGGTTAATTTAACAACTGATAAGGTTAGAGATTTTTTAAAGAAGCATCGATTAAATAAATATTATGAACATATTCCTCATATAATTTATAAATTAAATGGACAAAAGCCACCAGTTATATCTAAAGAAATGGAAGAAAAACTTTGCACACTTTTTAAAGATATCCAAACACCTTTTAACAAAGTCAAACCTGTAGATAGAAAAAACTTTTTGAGTTATTCATTTGTAATATATAAGTTTTGTCAATTATTAGAATTGGATGATCTAGCTGATAATTTTACGTTACTAAAAAATAAAGAAAAATTAAATCAACAAGAAGATATTTGGAAAAAAATATGTAAAGAACTAAATTGGGAATATATTCCAACAATTTCGTAAATCATAAATTTTTATAATATATTAAATGTTTAATATTATAATATGAATTGTAATAATATAGATACATCTAAATTTAATCCGGAGGAATTGAAAAAGGTTTTATTTATATATAATGCTTTGAATGATGGTTGGACGGTAAAGAAAACTAAAGAAAATATATTTACATTTACAAAAAATCATGAAGAAGCTTCAAAAGAAATATATGCAGATGGCTACGTTAAAGATTTTTTAATGGAAAATTTTAATTTCAAATAGTTAAATTATTAATTTCCTTAAATACTTAAATGATTAAATACTTAAGGAATTTAAAATTCAATTCGAAATTAAAAAATTAAAAAATAAAAAAATAAATAAAAAATAAATAAAAATAAAAATCTAAATATTATACAGGAATAGAAGGGATTGTATAGAAATTAATAAATTTAATAATTTATTAATTATTAGTATTTTCAGAAATTTTTTTTCTAAACCTATTATATAAAACAAAAAATGGGTGGTGGTTTAATGCAATTAGTCGCTTATGGCGCTCAAGATATTTACTTAACAGGTAATCCTCAAATTACCTTCTTCAAAGTTGTCTACAGAAGACACACTAACTTCTCCATGGAAGCCATTGAACAAACCTTCAACGGTTCCGTAGGTGCCGGAAACAGAGTTACCGCAACTATCTCAAGAAATGGTGATTTAGTTCACAGAATGTGGTTACAAGGAACCGCAACTACAGCAAATAATCAAAACAACGTAGGACATCAATTAGTTTCTGAAGTAGAATTAGAAATTGGTGGTCAAAGAGTAGATAAACAATACGCAGATTGGATGGAAATGTGGGCACAATTAACTTTATCTGCCGGACATTTAACTGGATACCGTTCTATGACTTTAAATGGTGCTCCAGGTAATGCAGCTAATGCTTACTATGTTCCTTTACAATTCTGGTTTTGCAGAAACCCAGGTTTAGCATTACCTTTAATTGCTTTACAATATCACGAAGTTAAAGTAAACTTAACCTTTGGTTTTTCCACAACTAACCTTACTGCATTGACCTGTTCTTTATGGGTAGATTACATTTACTTAGATACTGATGAAAGAAGAAGATTCGCTCAAGTATCTCACGAATACTTAATCGAACAAGTTCAATTCACTGGTGCTGAATCAATCACCAACTCTGCATCAAATGTAAGATTAAACTTCAACCACCCAGTTAAAGAATTAGTATGGGCTGAAGTTACTTCTATGGGTACCTATGCAGCATTAGCAGGAAACTGTAAATTACAATTAAATGGACATGATAGATTTGCAGCAAGACCAGTTGCATACTTCAAACAAGTTCAACCATACCAACATCACACTAGAATCCCTGATGCAGCCAAAAACATTCACGTTTACTCTTTTGCCCTTAAACCAGAAGAACACCAACCATCAGGTACTTGCAACTTCTCCAGAATCGATAATGCAACTTTAACTGTTACTGCATCTGGTACAGGTAAATCATTACACGTATATGCAGTCAACTACAACGTATTAAGAGTTATGTCTGGTATGGGAGGTTTAGCATACTCCAACTAAATAATTTATTTACAAAATTATTGTTTTTTTTTAAATTTTTATTAATAAATTTTAAGTATTTTCTTAAAATTTTTTTCTTATTGTATTATATACAAAATAAAATGGGCGGAGGTTTAATGCAATTAGTCGCTTACGGCGCTCAAGATATTTACTTAACTGGTAATCCTCAAATTACCTTCTTCAAAGTTGTCTACAGAAGACACACTAACTTCTCCATGGAAGCCATTGAACAAACTTTCAACGGTTCTGTAGGTTTTGGAAACAGAGTTACCGCAACTGTTTCAAGAAATGGTGATTTAGTTCACAGAATGTGGTTACAAGCAACATTAGCAGCATCTGGTACTTATCATGTTAATGGTAATGCATTAGTTGATAATGTTGAATTAGAAGTTGGCGGTCAAAGAGTAGATAAACAATACGGAGACTGGATGGAAGCTTGGTCTCAATTAAGCACTTCAGAAGAACATAGAAGTGGTTTAAATTCCATGTTAGGTAAAAACCAATCAGGATCTGCAGTTAATTTATACCTTCCTTTACAATTTTGGTTCTGCAGAAACCCAGGTTTAGCATTACCTTTAATTGCTTTACAATACCACGAAGTTAAAGTAAATTTAACTTTTGTAAGCGCAATGAAAGATTCTAATAATGGAGCAGTAACAATGAGTGCAGCATCTTTATGGGTAGATTATATCTACTTAGATACTGATGAAAGAAGAAGATTTGCTCAAGTATCCCACGAATATTTAATTGAACAAGTTCAATTTACTGGTGATGAATCTGTTTCTGACGGTACAAATAATATTAGACTTAACTTTAATCATCCAGTTAAAGAATTAGTTTGGGTATTTACTAAAACTGGCCAACCAATTAGTTATGCTGATTATTACTTTCAACCAGCAGGAACCGAAGACATGAAATTACAATTAAATGGTCATGATAGATTTGCTGCAAGACCAGCAAAATACTTTACTCACGTTCAACCATACCAACATCACACAGCTATTCCAGCAGGTCTTAATGTTGCTGCAGGTGGTGTTGCATCTATCGAATCAACAATCCATGTATACTCATTTGCTTTAAAACCAGAAGAACACCAACCTTCTGGTACTTGCAACTTCTCTAGAATTGATAATGCTACTTTATCTGTATCTGGAACAGCAAATACTAATGCATGCAAGGTATTCGCAGTCAACTACAACGTATTAAGAGTTATGTCTGGTATGGGTGGTTTAGCATACTCCAACTAAATAATTAATCAAATTATTTTACAACTTTATTCAATTTAAAATTTTATCAAAAATTTTAATTATATAGATAATTAAAAAATTAAGAACTAAATTTTACATTTTATTTCTTTTATTTATCTTTTATTTATATTTTTTTTAAAGTTTTGTAAATATTTATTTTATTAGTATATTATATAACAAAAATGAACATGAAAATGGATAAGAAATGGCAAAACGCCTTAGTATGTGGTGCATTATTTTTCGTCGTTGCACACCCAATGACTTACGCTTTAGTTCAAAGAGCAATGGATGCTTTATCCTCAGTTGCTTCCGTAACCTCAGTTTCTCAATCTATGAGTGCATCTATGTCCTCTGTCACTGGTCCTTTATCAGTAATGAATGAAGCTGGCCCAACCACCTTCGGTGTCTTATTCCACGCATTAGTATTTGCAGTCGTATTAAGACAATTAATGGATTTACAATAAATTATTTACAATAAATATAATATAAAAAACTTTTAATTAAAATATTATAAAATTTTCATTTTCTAATATATAGATATATTTTTTTATATGGTTATCCCTATCGATATACCGTCTAAAGTAAAAAATACATCAAATAGATATTCTGATAATATTTACGAGTTAAGTAATTTATGTCCAAATAATATTCATCATAATGTTTATTTAGTTTTTGATAGTAA